CGACGTAATCGCTACCGTCGAAGAATTCTTTTTAATTCCGGGTTGAGGTAAGTAATGTCATCTACATATTTGAGTTTAACAAACAGACTTCTCCGGAGACTGAATGAGGTTGTACTCGACGAGACTGATTTCGCATCAGCCCGTAACGTACAGGCCCTAGCAAAAGACTCAATCAACTACTCAATCCGTGAGATTCTTTCTTACGTACAAGAATGGCCGTTCACAACAACGACGACGACACAGGTCTTAACTTCCGGAACACAGGAGTATGATTTCCCCGTCGATCTCCACGTAGTCGATTGGGACTCGTTCTTCTTACAAAAAGACGCGGCACTCTCCCCTGTTGTTGACGGAGCTAAACTCGACACTATTTCTTACGATGAGTACCAAGAAAACTACCGCGCAAGTGATGAAAATCTCGAGTCCTCCTCCTACTCAAAGCCGGAACGAATCTACCGTACACAAAAGACAAAGTTCGGCGTTAGTCCTCCCCCGGATCAAGCGTACACAATTGAGTACGTGTACAACTCTTTCCCTAGTGACTTAGCTTTAAATACCGACACGACAATTATTCCTCCGCGTTTCGACCACGTAATTATTGAAGGTGCGATGGTTTACATGATGCGGTTCCGCTCTAACGACCAAGCAACTAACTACCACACGCAAAAGTTCAAGGAAGGTCTCGAGTTTATGCGTCGCGTACTTCTCGACCCGCCCGATTACTTCCGCGCTAATGTGGTGGGCTGATGGATCAGCTACAAGTACAGACAGTATCTTGCGGAGGCGGCCTCGACACCAGCCGGGACGTACTCTCTCAGGGTCAGAACCAACCGGGTAGCGCAGTCCGCCTAATCAACTACGAGCCATCTCTTAACGGTGGCTATCGTCGTATTACAGGGTTCACAAACTCTTTCGGTACCGTAACAGGCACAGGTAAGGTTCTCGGAGTGTGTGTTGCCAACGGTGTAAATGACGGTATTTTTGCGTGTCGTACTCCATCTTCCGGAAACAATTACTTTCATAAGTGGAACTCAGGAACAGATTCGTGGGACGCTGTGACTACAGCGGGTAGTCCGACGATGTCTGGCGTCAACAAAGTCCGAATGATTCCGTATAACTTCACGGAAGACCGTATTCTTCTTGTCGACGGGGTTAACCCAGCGGCATTCTACGACGGCACAACGTACACACAGATCACCCACACAAACGCTCCTTCTGACCCTTCTGTTGGTGTTGACTTCAAGAACCACATTTTCCTCGCTGGCGATTCTACAGAACCATACAACTTATTCTTCTCCGCCCCCTTCGATGAGACAGACTTTTCTGCCGCGTCAGGAGCGGGAACAATCAACGTGGGTTTTCCAATTGTCCAGATAAAATCCTTCCGGGATGAGCTCTACATATTTGGGACAAATCAGATCAAGAAACTTGCGGGCACGAGCATCGCAGACTTTGTTGTCGCAACGGTAACGAGTGATCTTGGATGTATCGCCGCAGACTCTGTGATAGAAATTGCAGGTGATTTGCTCTTTTTAGGTCCTGATGGGTTGCGCCCAGTGTCAGGTACTGATAAAATAGGTGATGTAAACCTAGAAACTGTATCTAAACCTATTCAGGCAATTATTTCAGATATCATCGAGAATCAAGATCTCGACAAGCTCTCGACTTTAGTTGTCCGCCAGAAGTCCCAGTTTAGGATTCTCTTTGAGACAGCAGAAACTCTCGGTGTGATTGGTGGTTTACGCCAGAATCAAGGAGGCATCGGTTTCGAGTTTGGACAACTTCTAGGTATCGACGCAACGTGCGCCGCCAGTGGTTACATCGGAAAGACTGAGTACGTAATACACGGCGACTCAAACGGAAAAGTTCACCGGCAAGAACTCGGTACTTCATTCGATGGCACCGAAATCTTCAGTTTATTTCAGACTCCTTATTTTTACTTCGGAGACACAGAGCTCCGTAAGATCTTCTACAAGGTTGCGACCTTCTTCCGGTCTGAGGGCACGAACAACATCGTGCTATCTATCGTGTATGACTACGAAGATCAGAACGTATCGAATCCGGGTAACTTCACCCTCAATACCGAAGGGGCGGCGGCCTTCTACAATGAGGCTGAATACGACGCCACAGCAATCTTTGACGGTAACCCATCCCCGGTTATCGAAACAAACTTCTCAGGTTCCGGTAAATCCGTGAGTTTCCGGTACGTAACCAACGACACAAACGCAAGTCACAACATTCAAGGGCTTAGTATTCTATTCGGGCTCGGAGATAGGCGGTAAGATAATAATATGGCAGGATATACTCGACAATCCACTGCGGATATCATCCCCGGAGAAACAGTTAAGTCAGCACCGATCAATGCTGAGTATAACGCGCTTCGTGATGCTTTTGCATTCGCAGGGGGACACAACCATGATGGCTCTTCGGATGAGGGTGCTTATGTTGGCTTGATTGCTGACACAGATGGTAACAATAAGGTTGTTGTAGACACATCAAACAACCGTGTTTCTATCTACTCTGAGGTATCAGGCGCGGCAGTTGAGCAGGTTCGCATTCAAGATGGCGCGATTGTTCCCGTAACAGATGACGATATCGATTTAGGTGCGGTAGGTGCGGAGTTTAAAGACCTCTACATCGACGGCACTGCAAACATTGATGCTCTCATATCTGCCGCAGTAACAATCACAGGGGGTAACATCGACGGTACTGCTATTGGCGGTACAACCCCCGCCGCAGGTAACTTCACTACCCTGACTTCTACAGGCACATCGACACACGCCACAGTAGACATTAATGGCGGTAATATTGATAACACTATTGTGGGGGCTACGACAGCCGCCGCAGGTACGTTCACTACAGTAAACGCAAGTTCTGTGAGCACCACTGGAGCAATGATTGCTACTGGAGGTTTTCAGGGAACACTGACAGGCGGTGTAGTAGGCGATGTTACAAGTTCTGGAACATCTACCTTTGCTGACGTCGACATTGACAACATCACTATCGACGGTAACACAATTTCGTCTACTAACACTAACGGCAACATTGCTGTTACGCCGAATGGTACTGGCGAAGTTGACATCTCAAAGGTAGATATCGACTCCGGTACAATTGATGGTACTACGATTGGCGGTACTACAGCCGCAGTCGGTAACTTTACCAACCTCACTACTACCGGAACATCTACCCACGCGACTGTTGACATCAACGGTGGTGCTATCGATGGAACAACAATAGGTTCGACCACCCCGACTACGATTGTTGGTACGACTATCAATGGTACAACGATCACGGCATCAACAGCCTTTAGTGGTGACCTCACAGGTAACGTAACAGGAAATCTCACAGGGGATGTAGAGGGGGACGTTACAGGTGATCTTACGGGCAACGTCACTGCGGCATCTGGTTCTTCTACATTCAACAACGTGACAATCAACGGCACACTCGACGTAACGAGTACCGTAATTTCTAACGTGACAGATCCCGTCGCATCTCAAGATGCCGCTACGAAGAACTACGTTGACTCCCAGATCAGTGATTTGATTGATGGTGCTCCAGCAACCCTCGACACGTTGAACGAGATTGCCGCGGCGATTAACGACGACGCAAATCTCTACACGACATTAACAGCCAGCATCGCGACTAAGCTACCTTTAGCAGGGGGCACCATGACCGGTGCTATCGCGATGGACACATCTAAGATCACAGGTCTCGGAGACCCAACAGCGGCACAGGATGCGGCTACAAAAACATACGTTGATACTGCTGATGCGGGTAAGTTGAGTCTTACTGGTGGCACCATGACTGGTGCTATCGATATGGGTTCCCAGAAGATAACAACAACCTATACACCAACAGACAACGCCGACCTCACTACGAAGACATACGTTGATGGTATTCTCGGCAGTGCAACTGCGGCGGCAACAAGTGCGGCGGCGGCTTCTGATGATGCGGATGATGCGGAAAAACTCGCAATCAACCCTGAAGATTCACAGTACACTCTTTCTGACGGCGTCACTACAGGCTATTCAGCGTTACACTACGCGGCAAAGGCTGAAGACTCAGCAACGTCTGCGGCAACATCCTACGATAACTTTGATGATCGCTACTTAGGTGCGAAGTCATCTGCTCCTACAGTAGATAACGATGGCGATGCGCTGATTATCGGTGCCCTCTACTTCGACACCACAACCGACACGATGAAGGTATATGGCTCTGGTGGATGGGTAGCGGCCGGATCATCAATTAATGGTACAGCGACACGCCTCACCTACACAGCGGGTACAGCATCCGGCTCATATGATGGGGTCAGCCTCACAAACTATCCTATCACGTATGACGCGGGATATATTGACGTGTACCTTAACGGTGTGAAGCTGATCAATGGTACGGACGTTACCGTAACCTCAGGCACAGAAGTCGTCCTTGCGACAGCGGCTTCTTCAGGGGACCTTGTTGACATCGTTGCATACGGCACCTTCGAGCTCGCAAACTTTTCGATCAACGACGCCAGTGATGTAAACACATCGGGGATTGCTGACGGTCAGGCCCTCATCTTTGACTCCGGCACATCAACCTTCATCGCTGGAGCGGCGGGACTTTCTTGGTCTGTAAAGACAGCAGATTTCACAGCGGTGGCACAGAATGGATATTTTGTAGATACATCAGGCGGTGCGGTTACAGTAACACTTCCTTCGAGTCCTTCTGTTGGTGATCTCGTACGTATTGTCGACCTAAGTAACGCCGCAACAAACAACATCACGGTTGCACGAAATGGCGAAGTAATTCAGGATAATGCAGACGATCTTCTTGTCGCTACAGACAACGCGGCCTTCGGTCTCATCTACTCGAACGGCACCCACGGCTGGAGACTCATTGAGGTATAATAAGAAATGGCAGTAGCATATCAAACAATTAAGGGAGCTTCCGGACTGTACGTACCTGTTGGTATGATCATGTCGTGGACAAAGGCTTCTACACCGACTGGCTTCTTAGTATGCGACGGGTCAGCAATATCACGCACAACGTACGCCGCACTCTTCGACGCAATCGGAACAACACACGGTGTAGGGGATGGTAGCACGACATTTAACCTGCCTGACTTGCAGGGTAGACTCCCTGTAGGGGATGATGGCGGCGTAAGCTATACGGTAGCTGGCACAGGTGGTAACGTGAATGTTAGCCCATCTGTTACAGACAACATCGCAGTGGCGGACAAC